AAAAAAGCATGATAGGGTATGCAGTATCAATTTTTAAATGATTGTAGAATAAATCCGCCACCTCTTTATGATTTGCACCATCGTACTTTTTACTTTTACCATACCAAGTTTTCTCAACACAAATAGCTGCAAGTATATTGTGAATATTTGCCACTATATTCTTTTCGTCTTTGCAGAATGAAGTCACGTCAATGTATTGCGCTGCGGTTAGTTTTTGAGTTTGCCATACGCATTTAAAACGCCTGCCTTTAACTTTAAAATCCATTTTAACCTTTGCATTAGGGTTAAGTAGTTCTAATTTATTAAAGTCCTTTAAAGCATCGGTTAGTTTTTCAATAGGCATACTTTCGATTTCATCAAAGGTTTTGCCGCTCAATTCAGCTAATAATTTAATGTTCCTATTCAGTGGATCGGTTTCTAAATCTGCAATTGTTTTGCATTTTAAGAATTGACCAATAGTTATTTTATTATACTTCATCTATTTTAAATATAAATTTATTACTTTTTTGCTAAAATAACCTTTGTTGAAGTTTATGGTTATTTATTCGTTCAATTGCTTTATCAAAATATTCTTTATCAAGTTCACACGCTGTCAAGTCAAAGCCGTAATCATGGCATGCTATGGCTATACTTCCTGAACCTAAATGGGTGTCTAATATTTTATCACCTTGCTTTGCGTATTTGTCAAGAAGCCATTTGTATAGAACTATTGGTTTTTGAGTGGGGTGGATTGTACCCTCTTTTAATAATTCAACCCTATTGTATTCCACAACTCTTAAAGCTATTTCAAAAGAAGTAAAAGCAAGTTCGCCATCTGAATTACAAATCCTTTGCCCTTTATCCCAAAACAACCAACCCATACTTTTAGGTAAATATTTAGTGAAATAATTTGCTCCCCAAATAATTTGATTCTTTGAAACTCTAAATAATTCTTCAAAATATTTTTCGTTTGGTGTTTCATTATCCCACCCCTTAAATTTGTGTGCTTTTCTTCCTCCGTGCTTGCTTGTTGTTTTTATACTTCCGTCTCTTTTTATCCCATACGGAGGGTCTACAATAGCTAAATCAAAATAGTTATCAGGGTAACGTGCCATTAGCTCCATATTACATTCGTTGGTTATTGTCATAATCTAAATTTTAATTGTGGCATATTTGCCACTCGGTCGGTTATTTAATTTGTTTAATGCGAAATACCTCATTGCGTCACAACAATGATTTGAGTGGTCAATCGGATTGCCAGTAAGTTTGCCATCTCTATCAGTAGCCCAAACGTATGAGCGCAATTCTTTGATTAAATTGATTGAACTTTGGGTAACAAAGAAAGGTTCACGCTTTAAAATATCAATTCCAATTTTGATTGAGTCAGCCCCTTTTTTAGCAGGTGTAATTAAAAAACCTTGCCGCCTTAACTCTTCAATTGATTTAGGTTCTGCACTATCGGCTACTATTTCTAAAGGTCTGCCGATACCCTCTGACTTTAAAAAGTTACCAATGTCTAAGTTAGTCATATTAGTTCGGTATAACACTTCATCAAAATAAAGTTGATTGTTTGTTTTGTAAACTGCGATTAATGTCGTAGGGTCATTAGTAAACCCAAAATCCATTCCAAACCCTAGCAACTTTGCATCAGTTGGAACGCTTGCCACTTGCTGCCAATTATCAAACACTACACCTTGCAGGCTACCTATTTGACCTAATCCGTAAACTTTATACCAATTACTCCAAAATGTATTACCTGCATCTGATTTCTCTTTTGCTTTTAAAATAAAATTTAATGCTGATTCGGGGCATGCTTCATTATCTAAATAGTTTAAAATAATAAAATCAACATCTTTGTCGTTTATCAATTCTTCATGAAACCAAAAAGAAGCAGTCGGATTCCAATCTAAAATAACTGATTGTTTTGTTCTCGCTACCAATTCAGTATAAGCGTGGAATGTTAGGTTATTAGCTTCATTCATATAAAGCCTATCACGTCTTGCACCCCTTAACTTGCTATCAACATCAGCACTAAAGAACTCTATAAAAGAACCATTTGCAAAAGTATATTTAAAATCAGTTGAGTTCCATCTTTCAGGAAACCATCTGTTAGTTTCTGCCATTATCTTTTTAAAGTCCTTAATTGCACCACGTTTTAAATGTGGCACACTTTCGCTAACTATGCTAATTTCAGTAAATGGATTTTTAATAGCATAATCTATTTCAAGTGGAATAATTGCAAAAGTCTTACCTGCCGATGAACCTCCTTGAATCCCTTTTACAAACTTATTTAGTTTCTTTATCTTGTTTATTGCAGTTGTTCTTATAAACATTCAAATGGTTTTTTGCTTGTTCTAGTGTATCAAATCTTTTATTTGACTTATAAACCTTGTATTTGTTTCTTGCCTTGTCATAATAGATATAAGGTATTTTAGTAGTATATTCTTTTTTAGTATTTCTAAAGGTTAAGTTTTCTGAATTAGTGCAATACCTTAAATTTTCAAATCTATTATCTTTTTTATGTCCATTTATATGGTCAACATATAAATCGCTTTCGCCTATAAATGCTGCTGCTACAATTCTATGAACATAATAATTTTTAGATTGACCTTTTAAATTTACCAATGCAATTCTTTTATATCCTTTGTTATGAGTACCCTCTTTTATTTTTTCTTTAATAGTTCGTTTTCTTCCATCGCTTCTAATAATTACATGCTCAACTGATTTAACATATCCAAAACTAGAAACTAAATACAAACCCTCATATCCTTTTATTTCTTTAAATATTTCCATATTCAAATATAATATAAACTATCCACTTTACCAAAATAATTAGTCGGGGAAAAGAGGCATTTCCTTTACAGTCATTTCGGATTTGTCGGTTAATCCGTTTAATCGTTGGGTTATGCTTGGATTATAAATGCCACTCATACCCCCCTCGATTTGGTCTGTTCTAATTGTTTTGCGTATCGTGTGACAGATAGCGCAATATTCCGAATACTTGTTATCTGTATTGGCAAAATACTTACTTAAATCGCTTATAATATCATTTTCAAAGCACCAAACTTCAAAACCCTCCATTGTTAAAGGTCGCTCTTTTTTTCTATCAACCTCAAATCCATCTTTACCCACAAAATCTTGAACTAAAATTGGATTTGCTTTTTTTTCTTTTCGATATTCGCAAAACAATTCCCACATTTTTTCGGGTGTTTCAATGTATTTATGTTTTCCCATTATGATATAAAAAATTTAATGCGTTCATAACCTTCTTCAATTGCTTTTGGTATTTTAGCTAATTTTATACTTCGGTTGCTTGTTAAATTGAATTTTTTACCATTATTAGCCTGCAAAACAATTCTATGCAGCCCTCCAATTGTTATTGAACGCTCAACTATCTCAAGTTCTAAGTCTTTGTATGTAAATTTGTTCATAATTTTTAATTAATTAGTTCGTATATAAAATTCATATCTGCTTTACCATTGCCATGAATTATTGTTGGTTTAAAATTATTTTTAGTAATAAATTGATTGTTTTCTATTCGGTAATCACTTGGCAATATACCGCATAAAGTTTGAAATACTCTACAATCATGGTCAACTCCTATACTTGGGTTATTAATTAGCCATTTAGTTGCAATACGTTGGTCATCTTCACTATCGTGTATTGATTGACTTTCGATTAATTTAATAAATGTTTCTGATTTCATGTAGTAAGCACCGCTATTTAAAAATCTAAATTTAGTGTTTGGTTTAGTTACTTGCTCCCTTGCTTCATAGTTTGCTAATTGGTCAACATCAGGCCAACAATTAACCTCTGAGTTAAACAAACAATTCCAATATATTTTGCGCTTAGTGTTTTGTGGTGTATCTAAAAAAAATGTGTCATAAGCATCAACAAAAATAAATTCGGTTATTTGTGGGTTTGCTTTTAAATATTCGTAAGTTCGGTTTAACTTCATAGCAAAACCATTCCATTGATTAACTTCAATAATGTGATACTGCCACCCAAAATGATTAAGTGAGCGTTCTAATTGAAAACATTTACTTCGGTTGTCTGCTACTGTTAAAACTATCATAATATTTCTAATATTTCTTTGTAAAGCATATACCCAAAAAAAATAACTACTAATAAAAAAACTATTATTAAAAAATATATCGGATAAAATACTCCAGTAAATAATAACGCAAAAAATATAAAAAAAACTGTTAAAACTGTTAAAAATGCTTTTATTTTATTTTTCATTGACAAATGTTATTTTTATATTATTGAAAATTTCTATTTCTTTTTGCAATTGATTTGCAATTTCTGTTATTTTTTTTGCCTGCTCTTGTAGCTCTTTTAATCCATCTACTTCAAGTGTTACTATATTGTTGCTCATAACTCTACTTTTATTGGTATTGTGCCATTAATTAAACCCTCTTTTATTGCGTAAAATTCTTTCATTTTTTCGCCTGCAT